CTGATCCAAATCAACGTAAACGTCTTTCTGAAGCCGCAAGCAAACGTTGGGCCGATCCTGCATTCAAAGCAAAAGTCGCTGCTAGTTACACTGCCGAGAAACGATCCAAAGCATCTCTTGGTAAGCGTGCGGTTGATTGGAAAGTCACTAACACCATGACAGGCGATACAATCATTGTTCATAACCTCAAGAATTGGTGTGAGACAAATCATTTGAAATTTGGTGCAATACGTCAAGCCACACACCGTGGAGCATCTTCTCAAGGCTATACCTGCGTAAGAGCCTAAATACAAGTAACATTATGCCTTATAATCTCTTTGGTTTCTTGTTTAAGAACAAGAACCGGACTACACAAGAACAGCCCCTTTCATTCGCACCCCCACAGAACGATGACGGAGCTATAGTCATCGAGCAAGGTGGTGCGTTTGCCTCAGTGGTCGATCTCGACGGTATTGTCAAGAATGAGATCGAACTTATTACCAAGTACCGTGAAATGGCACAACGCTCTGAAGTTGAAGGAGCAATCAGTGAGATCGTGAATGAAGCTATCGTTACCGAAGAAGAGAAAGCTCCGGTATCGCTCGTGACAGACAAGCTGAATTTCTCAGATGACATCGTAAAGAAGATCCAAGAAGAGTTTGACAGTATCTTGAACCTTCTCGACTTCAACAATGAAGGGCAAGACATTTTCCGGCGCTGGTACATCGACGGACGCCTCTACTTTCACATGGTAATTGATCCTCAAAAGCCACGTGACGGCATCCAGGAAATACGCTACATTGATCCCCGCCGTGTGAAGCCTATCATCGAAACAGAATCCTACGTGACGCAAGAAGGTGTCCCGATGCAGACAGAGAAGCAACGCTACTATGTCTACAATCAGTTTGGCACCGATGCGACCACAGCCACTACCGGCGTGAAGATTGCATGGGATTCTATCTGCTACGTTCACTCTGGCATCCAAGAAACGAACAATACAATGATCCTTGGACACCTTCACAAAGCTCTGAAGCCGTCCAACATGCTAACGATGATTGAAGACGCTAGTGTCATCTATCGTCTCTCTCGTGCGCCTGAACGTCGTATCTTCTACATCGACGTTGGTAACTTGCCGAAGCAGAAGGCCGAGCAGTACCTCAAAGACATCATGTCGAAGTACAGAAACAAGATGGTCTATGATGCTACGACTGGTGAGATCAGAGAAGACAAGAAATTCCTTTCGTTCATGGAAGATTATTGGTTACCTCGTAGAGAAGGTGGACGAGGCACTGAAATCAGCACTCTTCCGGGCGGCGAGAACTTAGGCGAAATGGCCGACATTGAGTACTTCAAAGAGAAATTGTACCAAGCTCTCAACGTGCCGGTCAGTCGTCTGAAGTCAGAATCGACAATGAGTTTTGGCGAAGGCGCAGCGATTACACGTGAAGAAGTCAAGTTTGGCAAATTCATCTATCGCATCCGCAACCGCTTCACTGAGTTGTTCGACGTGCTACTCTCGACACAGTTGATGTTGAAAGGCATCATTGCGAAGGAAGACTGGCGTGTCATTCGTCAGAAAATTTTCTACAGCTTTCTCAAGGACACCTACTACTCCGAATTGAAAAATCTGGAAGTCATTCAAATGCGAGTCGGCGCAGTAGATCGCTTTGTGAACTACGCTGGCAAGCTCGTTTCGTGGGAATGGGTCCGCAGAAATCTGTTGATGCAGACTGACGAACAGATGAAACAGCTTGACGCACAGATGCTCAAGGAAAAGGACGATCCTCGTTACCAACAGCTTGAAGCTATGACAGGCGGCGGTATGATGCCTGGAGCTATGGGCGGCGGTATGATGGGCGGCATGGGCCAGCCTGGAATGGATCAAGGTATGGGCCAACCCGGTGAAGAAGAACAACCCGGCATGAACATGGATCAAAACATCGGCAGCGAAGGAATGGCCGGTGTCGGTGGCGCAGAACAAGAACCGGATCAAAGCCAAGAGCAAGGTGGTGGCGAAGAAGAAGATGACGAAGAACAGCCACAAGCTCAAGCAGCACAAGCTGGCGCTGGCTCCGATGAAGAAGAGCCAGAGGAAGACGAGGAAGAGCCTATTGATCCAGACGATTTACCAACAGAACGAATCACTAAGAACGTGGAGTCACTATGGCGTCGATAACAAAGGTAAACCTATTCGGAAATTTGAAGCGGCTTAACAAACACGGCATCCCGCCCGTACCAAAATCAAAGAGAAATGTGGTAGCAAAATCACCACTTACAATTCATGGCGCAAACGGCAGCTTTGTAAGCAAGGTCGTACAACCTGCTATCGTTGTGCCGGTGGTCGAAGAAACGCCTGTCGATGTCGAAAATCACGCCGCACCAGTCGAAGAAGAGCCTAAGATAGAAGCTCCCGTCGAAAAGCCTGTTGAAAAACCAGTACAGAATTGGAAGGCAAAGCGGGAAAACAAAGGAGTAGTAACTGCACCGATCAAGGAGTAAAGTTCAATGACGAACGTTCGTGTAAGCCAAGGCATATCATCGTTTGTGAAAGCAAGAACGCCGCATACTCACACTGGCGTATCGAAAGTCACTGCAACTGTAATTACTCCACAGACCATCGAACTTAATGGTAAAAGTCCTGATAGCACCAATCCGTTAGGAACGATGGGATATCGAATCGGAGTGACAGATCGAGTAGTTGGTTCCGATGCAAGTGAAGTGCCAGACGGATTTGTGATACTAAACACGACCACTGGAAATGTATTTCAGAACATCGGTGGTAAATGGTTTTCTTTGGGCACTAACTTCGATCAAGTTGACCCTACACTGTTTCCTGCGTGGAATAATACGATTCCGGGCGTGGGTGGGCCGGGTGTGGCTTACAGTGTAACAACATCAAGTCGAACGATTGGAGATTCGGCGGCGGGATATCCCGAAGGGTTTCTCGTCTTAAATCAATGCACTGGAACTGCATTCGTAGTAAGTGGCGGTGTATGGGCATCGGGAACATTTCCACCCGATCTTTTGACAGCATGGTACGAACAAAAAGGAGATGATTATGTCGAAAGCACGATCATTCATCTCCACGGAAAGTCTCGCATTGTTCATTAACAAGGGAATGGGTTGTAAGCAGAAGGTAATAAACGCTAAATATCGGAGAGCTATGCTGCGAACTGGACAAAAATACGATGGCAATCCATGCCAAAAATGTGGATCGACTCTTAGGCTGGTAAGCAATCGAAAATGTATTCGATGCGAACAAGAAAGAGTGCGCCTGTCACCACGTCATAAAGTATATATGGCTCAATATCAGCGAAAATGGAAATATGGGATAACACAATCGGCATATGATGATCTTCTTTCTGAACAAGAGAGAAAATGTGCCATTTGTTCACGATTATTGGACTCTTCTTCAAGAGATAACACAGCTTGTGTAGACCATAATCATTCAACTGGCAAAGTACGTGGATTGTTATGTAGACCATGCAATCAAGCGATAGGAAATTTTCAAGACAATCCCGAATTGTGTCGGATAGGTGCCAAGTATCTTGAAGGACGGAGAAATTAGAATGCCGAAGAACATAGTTGAGTTAATCTCAAGTGGACAATCCATTCATGCAGTTAAAAATGTAGAACGGACCCTTGCAAATAAGCTGTTACAAGCCATTTCTGAACATGCCAGCGAGGTCGCACGCCAAGCGTATGGAACACTTGACGAATACTTTGGTGGCGACGAACAACCAGATTATGTGAACAATTCCGACAACGCATATGCGGTATTCTTTGCGAATGCGCTCAAGAAATTCGGCGTGAACGGCCCTGAAGATTTCAAGGATGAAGTCACGAAGCAAAGATTTTTCGACTACGTAGACCACAACTGGCGGGCGCAGGATTCGGTGCAGACTCCAATCCAGGGCGCACAGGGTGGCGGCATGGAACAGGGTACCCAAACAGCCCTTCCTTCACCAGCTACCCCGCCAATGGCCCCTACAGCCCCGTCAGGCGGTTCTCCGACCACTGCCCAAGGGAATGATCCTTCCCTGGCAACGATGGCTCCTGCTGGCCCTAGCATCAACAAAACGGCTCCGCTGGACCAATCCGGCCAAGATCCGACCCTCAACGGCGTCCAGAATCAGCAAACATACGCTGGCGACCCGGCTGGTGGCGATCAATACGGCGGCGATCCTCTCGCAACCGACGAAATGGGCGGTGAAGGCGGCGAGTTGGACGGCAGCGGCAGCTTTGGCAACATGGGCGGTATGAATCAAGGTATGGGCGCTGGAAACGGCGACATGTGCCCGATGTGCAAAGGAACTGGAAAGGCGGCTTGCCCAACTTGCGGCAGACCACACGAAATGAGTAGCGGCGCACCTGGAATGAGTGGCGGCTTAGACCAAGATCCAGATTTGGAAATTGGTCCAGAAGATGACGGCAGCGGAATGGGCGGTGACGATGAAGACGGAATGCAAGCAGATGGTTTCGGTGGAGATGGACAAGACGAACTTGCCGGTGATACCGAAGGTCTTGAAGGCGGTGATGAAGGGGGAGCTTTTGGTGACGAAGGCGAT